TGCATGTCGGTGAGGCTCAAGTCGAATGCGTTTCGCATACCCATGATCGAGTTACCGAAGTTGTAGGCATCGGACTCTGCGATACGCGCTCCCTGGGCAAACATTTCAGTGAAGTGTGTAATTTCATCCGGCTTCAACCCTTGCAGCGTGGACTGAATGTTCCTTGCCGAATCCTCAAGCTCACCGACCGGCGTAGCCAGCGCAGTAGACTGCTGAAGAAGACGATCCCCAATTCCAGTGATCGCGTTGCGCGACAGGTCAGGAGAGATGGCAGAGATGTCACCCAACTGACTTTGAAATTGGGAATACTGGCGGAAGGCATTGACCGCTCCGTAGATCAGCCCGCCTGAAACGAAATAGCGAAGCGTCGTCTGGATAGCAGACATCTGGCGATTCCAACCCGCCAGGTTGCGCTCGGACATTCCAGCGGTCGTTCCAACCCCGCGCATGCCGGATTGGATTTGTCCCATGGTAGCGAGGACTTGCCCACCGTGGGAAGTCCACACCATGTCAACAATGTAACGCCCTCCTGAACCGCCAGCGGCCATTACTCTATTTCACCTTTCCGCTTGTTGCGCTCGAATTCCAAGCGCTCACGTTCAAGCTCAGCTTCGTCGTCTTCGTCCCACTGAACATCAGTTTCACCGGGCCTGTAGATTTCATCGTCTGAAATTCCCTCGGCTACTAGCTGTCCGGGCTCGGAGATTCCTTCTCCGTAGAGGGGCTCGTAGCAGACTTCACAGGTGGCTGTATCGAATTTGGGTCTGCATCGGTCATGGACTCGGGCTCGCTTTTCTTGGTAGTCAATTGCCTGATTGAGCCAAACATAGCTGAGTTGTCCCCAAGTTGCTCGGGTGAAATTGTCGAAAGGAAGCGCTTCAGCGCGTACCATTGTGGCCCATACAAGCCTTTCAAGTCGATGACCGCTAAGGCTTTTTTTACTAGCTCGATTTCCTCGTCGGAAAATCCATCAAGCGTCGGGGAAGACCGATCCACCATTTCGTAATACCGATCCATGATGAAATTGATGTCGGTCACTTCCATGTTGTCTCGAAGGTCAGAGCCGCTGCTGAAGATTCTCTCTTCGAGCTTTCCCGGAGTTCGAATTGCATAGGCAAGAACTTCAGCGTTTGCCCAGCGATCCCTCCGCAGGTAGCCAGCCGGATTGTCCGGCGCGTCGATCAAGGACGCCATTTCAAGGCAGTGATCGTACTCAGCCTCAGTCAGAGGCACGAGCGCCACTGCAATTTCACTGGACGGGATCGGCACGATGTCTGCTGCCGACTGTCCAAGGCGCATCCGGTCGAACCGGAGCTTTGCAATTTTATCCTTGATCGTTGTTTGTTCCATGGTTGCCATGTTCCGCCCTTTCCTGAAGCTCTTGGATTAGCGTTTCACGCATGCGGTGAAGTGACCACGACTCCACCCATCCGAATATCGGGGAATTACAGTGGTGGCACTCGGCTTCCAAAATCCACTCACCAAGCTGGCCCTCCGCTTTATCCTCTTGGAAAATCGTGATCTGAGGATTCAGCTTCCCACAGTTGGGACACATCGGAGGGCCAGCTTCGATTTCAATTTGCGGGTCTTCCGCAAGTTTTTCGAGCGACACTGCAATTCGCTCTAGGATTTCTCTGTCTTGTTTATCCATTCCCGCCCTTCCTATCCTCAGTCCACGCCTGCTTCTTCGTCGCGCACGAACCCAGGAATTGAAATGTCACAGTCCAGAGTGACCTGATCCAGTGTCGAACGAATTGAAATTCGCGTCCAGTTGCAACCGCGATATGTTCTGACGAGTGGCCCACGTCTGACTTGTACCTCGAAGTCGCGCATGCGGCGCAAACGTCCTTCTCCGTTGAGCCCGCGCCGCACACCCCTCTTGAGAAGGATGGCGGAGAACGTCACTGTCCCTTCATCCGCTCGCCTGACCGAACGGAGGACTGGCCCATCGGTGCCAAACGCGCCCTGGAAATTGATTTCCTGTCGAAATTCCTCAGACATCTCCTGCGTTGCAGAGAAGTCCTTTCCGTTCAGGAATAATCCCAGGTCAGGTGCGTTGATCGCTTCCAACCATGCCACGAGTGTACCTCCCTTCTGAAATTAGACGTTGATGTTGAGCTTGCCAGCCACGAGGATCGTTGAAATTCCACGAACCACGTTGCCTTCGTAAGAGACAGTTACCTGCCGCTCGTCCAAGCTCGAAGAGACTTCGACGTTGTACCCCTGCTCACCATCGGCCTGGGTCACAGTCGTAATCCAATTGCTTCTTTCCTGGAGCAGAGCCTCAACGCCTGAGCGAAGAGCCTCACGAGTGACTTCTGTATTTCCACGCCGAAGGAACAGGTTGTCCTCTGCGTATGCCTTCACGTCGAGGAAAATCTGGTCAGCGATCAGTCGCGTCTGCAACGAATCGTAGGTTTCGTCGGTCGTGTACGTCATCCGAAGGTGAGTAATTTCAACTCCACCTTCCGGGCTCTGCTGAAGCGGAGACACACCACCCGTAAGCAAGTCCTCGAAGTCGTTGGTGACGACGCTCGCTGCGACTCGCTTGCGGAACATCGGAAGCCCGAAGGAATCTTTTTCAATTCCAGTCAGGTTCGGAAGTCCAAGTGTGTCCAGGTCATCCACGATGTCAGGGTTGAGTGCGACAGCAGCAGCAACCTGAGCCGCTGCAAATGCACCGCTCCTGAGCGTTCCGTTTTCATCGTAGACTCCCGGCCCAACGAGGACGGCTCGCGTTGACTGAATTGCACCAGCCGCCGTAATGAGCGCGGCCTTGGAAGTACCAGTTGGCATTCCAACGACCGTGAACATCTTGTTCTGAATCAGGCTGGCATCTTCCATTGCATCAGCCAGTGCAACGAGTCGAGCCTGCGTAGTGGAATCCGTGAGGACGATCCTTGCAGCCCCGTTGGAAACGATGTTCGCCCAAGCAGCAGCCCGCTCAGTCGGCTCATCTGCATACGAGCCCTTCACGGAGGCGACTGCAATTACAGGAGACACACCACGGCTGAGAACGAAATTCACCAGCGTCGTCAGCGTCGAAGAACCGAAGAGCCCTGTTGCATCCGAAGGCTTCTCGATGGAATACGCCTGCCCGACTACAGCAGCCGCTCCTGACGCTGCCTGACCTTCAATTGCAATCGGCAAGAAGATCGGTGGAGCAAACGACGCGCCCAACGTAGTTGCGTCGATTACTTCCGGGTAAAGCTGATCGGTAAGTGTTGCCATTTTCCTCCCTCCTATCTATGAAATTGTAAGTGCCGGTAGTTGGTTGACTTGCTCGATGTACGGTTTCGGGTCATCGGTTCTCCTTTCGAAGACACGGACTGACAATGTAATTCCCAGTGCCCGAAAAACTGGGACATCGCTTATGGCTTCCTGTACGAAACTACCTCCCCTGAAGTCGCGGATTTCAACGCCCTCTTCAGCCAACATTCGCTTGAAGGCGATGCTGCCATTGAAAAGCTCATCGAGAAGCTGGTACGCCCTCATCCGAGCCGTTGTTCCTCCTGCCTTCGCTGAAGTCCAAATTCCAACATCGAACATGACGATGTGGGGCTTGGCCTCAAACTCAGTGACCGTCTTTGAAATGTCATCGAACGTTGCGTCCACGATGTTGTCTCCCATTCCAAACCGTGGGCTGTCGATGTCGTCAATTTCAAAGTGGATCACGGTCTTCTCAAGCTGTGCGAATGCCTGGCGCTGCTTGGTGTCAGGGAATTCCATCCTGATGTCGTAAATTGTGGAGCTATGCCGGTTGACATAGTTCTTGATCGCTCGTGTGAGCGAGAGCAGCCAGTTGTCCGGGTTGTACGCAGACTGAATAAATCCACCAGAAGCCTGTGCGCTTGCTCCGAATGTCTTATCCATTAGTCCATCACTTTCGAAGACGGAATGTAATTTGAGAACCCTCCCCAGTTTTGGAATGCTGCCCGCTGCTGAGTGAGCGATCCCTTCGAGCCGAGAACAAGGTCAAGCATCCTGTGTGCTGCCTCTGTCTGCTTGACGAATTGCAACGTGCGAATCACTGACTTGGTTCGAATCCTTCGCGGCCTTTTCATGGGGCTCGACGGATGCAGTCCGAACTCGATGAAGTACGCCTCTCTGGATTCGTTGTAAACCTGCCAGATGTTAGGCGCAAGCCGACGAACCTTCCATCCCTGGTAATAGCGACTGGTGATCCTTCGCACCGGGATTCGCCACGCCTGGCCAGTGGTTTGGTACGGATCGACAATTCCACGAGACAAGCCCTGAGCAAAGCCCTGTGTGGTTTTTGCAAGCAGCATGACAAGAGCCTGCTCTCCGTACCTGAAATTGTTGATGCTCTGGCCGAAGTCCTGTAGGAACTCTTCCACGGCGTTGAACATATTCGTCGTTACTCCCACGCCACCGGGAAGAACTGAAGTTCGCCTGCCCCATAGCTGCGGGCCTGTCCGAATGGACATTGCATTTCTCCGCTGGCCTGAAGAGAGGTTCCTCGAACCGAAATATTTCACCCAGCCCATTACTCAATATCTCCTACGAGCCTGAGCCCGACTTCCCAGTGGTGTTCTGGATTTCCGTCTGAAGGATCAGGAATCAGGTTCGCATTGACGACGAGATACCTGCGACCGTGGTATCCAATCCAGTCCTCGCCATTCTGACTCCACTCACGAAATTCCAACCGTGTGCCAGCCCAGTTGCAAGGAAAGATTCCAAGATGATCGTCAGCCTGAACCTCTCCCCACATCTGCTGGTAAAATTCAGTTGACAGCCTGGTAGCTCGCGTGGACTGAATCGGCTGGACGAAAGCCTTCGTCAGCACATGGGTTGTATTTCCACTGAGCATTCCTTCCTCGTTGCAGACCGGATCGAGAGGATGGTCTAGGTGCCACTGAGGATCGCGGAATCCTTCCGGCGTTCTACAGGGACAGGGCACTGTCCATTCCTCACGATGAAAGATCGCGTCAGAGCCCTTCACTTCAACGAGCCGGTTGAAATTTGCAACAACAGACATTTACGGAATCTCCGAAAGCAGGAGCCTCGACTGGTCGATTTCAAAGAGGCTTTGAGACATCACGAACTCTTGCATTTGGCCGATCCTCGACTGGGAAATTCCAAGCCAGCGATACGCCAGGTTGAAAAGGTCAGTCACATCTGAAGTCTGCTGAGAGGTTCCAGTGTCCTCACTGACGAGCCCTGCGGTGTAGCGATTGGTCGTTCCCTGTGAAATTTCAGTCTGTGTCAGGAACGCCAGAGTCAGCATCGCCATTCCCTCGAACTGCCGGTACGTCACGATGTCGTAATCGACGGTGTACGGATCAATTTGAAATACACTTTCAACTACGGCCTCAGTGACATTCAGAGCTACGCGCTCATTCGCACTCGGCCTGCGCTCCATTACACGATCAAGAACTTCACCGACGACTGTTCTCTCGCCACCCTTGATTGGAATTGAGATTTCACTCATCCAACCCTTGTCGTCTTCCCAGCGAATTGCAAACCAGTCAGTATCTGACGCTGCCAGGTTGGTCGTCCATTCCGTGATGTAATCCGGTGCCGTACCAATTGCAGTGACGCTCTCGATCAGCGTGAAAGGCCCAGCCTGCGCCGGGGCTTCGTAGATGTGAAGCTTGATCAGATCGTCTTTGTCCAGTGGTACGAAATCCAAGAAGACACTAGCCACTGAGAATCACCCCTCCTGGGGATCGTTGGGAAACTTCCAACGCCGTGTCCACACCACAGACCGGGCAGACTCGCGGTGGATACTTTTCAACTGCTCGAACGAGCCCTTGGCACGTCTTGTGCTGGTGCGCTGGAATGACCTGTTCATCCCCCCGGTGCCCATGAATTGGATTTGGGTTGGTTCGTTCGTTCCGTGCGGGGTTGGGATAGTGCATCACGGAATTCCACATTTCAAAGTAGGGCTCGTAGTCCATCAGCTAACCTCCGTGAAATCGGTTTCCAGATCGGCGGCTGTAATCGGTTCCTGCTTCGGCCTGGACGCTACCACAGCCGAACGTCGAATTCCAGCAGCAAGGAGCATGGGCAATGTCGGAGTTTCAGTCAGGACGATTTCCACTGTCACGCTTCCGCCCATCTCAAATCCAACGACGAACTGTACTTTCCCTGCCTGCCCGAGCTTGTAGGCAGTTCTGATCCCGCCAGTCTTTTGGAATCTCTTGGTCTGCGATCCACCCAGCGAGAGTGATCGAGTCATTCCACCCGAGCGAACTGCCAGCACTTTCTTGGTGTAGCTCGCACCCAGGACACGCGGCATTGAAATTCCAAGTGACCTGACGTAGTTGGTTCTCTTGAAGCCGCCATCGCTGAGAGCCTGCTGGATTCCACCTGTCCTCGAAACAATCGCCAGCCCTGCGCGTGATCCACCCATCCTGAGCGACTGTGAAATTCCATTGGTCTTTGCAGCCCTGGTAGTCCGAGCCCCACCTGAGTTCGGCGCACCGACGATTCCTCCGGTCTTTGCGACGCTCGTGACCTTGTGGACAGAAGAAGCTAGCGGGCTTGTAATTCCACCAGTCTTGGCGACGATGTACTCTCGGCTCGCGCCCATCTCCATGGTCGAAAACATGAAGCCAAGCTTTGGAATTCCTGATCGGCCACCGATAACGCCAGGTGTCGTGATTCCAGCCGAAACGGAGACTCGAACCTCTCTGAGCCCTCCGGTACTGAAGCCAGTCAGGATTCCACCCGTCTTGGAGGCGCTGAGAGCCTTTGTAAGCCCCATTGAGAGCCCAGACCGGGTTCCACCTACCTTCGCACCCTGAGCGACCTGAGAGATGCCTAGAGCGAACGAGACAGCGATCCCACCCGTCTTGGGGACAACCTGCTTTCCAACGCCCCCAATCGAGCGAGCCATTGTAATTCCACCGGCCTTGGTGTAGACGCGGTTTACGCTCCCACCCATCTCCATGTCGATGTGGGCAAACTGATCACCGATGCGAGAGAAGACGCTGGCTGGTGCATCGCCGGTCGAGTGTGCAGAGCCGAGGACGCCTGGAATTGAATCGCCGGGAGGAATGTTCTCGTTCGGCGGAACGTTGCCGGTGTTCTTCTGAACGACTGTGGTTCGAGCCCCACCCAGGTTCCTCGCACTTGCAATTCCAGCCTGACCGGAAACAGAAGCTGGAGTTTGCAGGTAGACCTGCGAAACGTCTACGACCAGAGGGTTGCCAGCAGAGGAACGACCGTAGAGCCGGATTTCAAGATTGGCGTAGCTGCCGATGGACGCAGCTTCAACGTCTGAAATCGTAATCGTGTAATCCGCGAAGCTCGTGGTGAGCCCGGAGGAAATCAGTGGGCCTGCTCTGAGGCTGGCACCTTCCCAAAGCTCCACCCTGATTTCACCGACATGCGCTCCGTTGGTCTTCCGGGCTCGCACGATCATCTTGTGGTTCGAGCGCGAAGCTGGAGTACCGATGGCGTTCAGTGAAATTCGAGCAGCAGCCGTCTGTGTAAAGCCACCTGTAGCCTTTGGCCCACCTAGGTTCTTGGCTGAAGTGATCCCGCCAGCCTTGGCCCAGGCGTATGCCTTCGGGCTACCAGTTGACTTGGCAGATGTAATTCCACCAGACCGCTGGACTGGAGCAGCCGGAGGAATTTCGAGATACGCCTGAGAGATTTCGACAACAAGAGGACTCGCGGCAGACGAGTAGCCCCAAAGCCTCATTTCCAGATCGCTGTAATCTGTAATCGAATTCGCGTCGGAATCTGTAATCGAAAGTGTGTAATTTGAAAAGCTGGTAGTTAGCGCACTTGAAACCAGAGTGGCGACACGCTGAACCCCACCTTCCCAAATTTCAGCTTTGATCGTTCCGACGTGAGCCGCGTTCGTCTTTCGAGCCCGGACGACGATCTTGTGAAGCGTCCTGGAGGTTGGAATTTGTCTAGCGACAAGCGACAGTCGAACGGCAGTTGTCTGAGCCTGCGCTCCTGGAAGGTTCTTTGGCCCACCCAAGCTTCGCGCTGTGACAATTCCACCTGACCGGGCAATGACCCTTACCTGCGGCCCACCGATTACACGACCAGAGACAATGCCGTTTGTCTTCGCAGCCAGAGTAGCCCTTGAACCGCCAGTCGAGAGCGGAGTAACAATTGCATTCTGACGCGCTACCAGCTTGGCCCATGGCCCGCCAACTACACGAGGGCCGACGATCCCATTCGTCTTCGCGGCCAGTGTGGTTCTTGATCCTCCGGTCGAGAAGACTTCTGTAATTCCATTTTGCCTGGCAATAAGGAACGTCTTGGCTCCTGACCCACCAAGAGTGAAAGCCTCTGTAATTCCGTTCGTCTTGGCAGCGAGCGTAGTTCGAGCCCCACCTGGAAACAGAGCCGTTTGAATCCCGTTGGTCTTCGCCGCCAGCGTCGTGCGGGCTCCACCGGCAGTAAGCGGAGTGAAAAGTCCACCCGTCTTCGCATGGACAATGATCCTCGGGCCACCTGTGGAGAGAGCTTGCTCAATTACATTCTGTCGAGCAAACGCCTTACTCCACGGCCCGCCTAACGTTCCAGCGGTAACGATCCCGTTGGTACGCGGGTAAAGCTCAGCGTCAGGCCCACCAAGAACCCTTGGCCCAACAATTCCATTTGTCTTTGCGGCTAGAGTGGTTCGCGGCCCTGCTGTAGACAGCGGGCTGACAATTCCATTTGTCTTTGCAGCGAGAGTAGTGCGGGCTCCACCTGTAGCAGATGACCCGCTCTCAATTCCACCCGATTTTGCAATCGGCGCTGCTCCCTGCGGAAGCAGAACCTCAATATGCCGCGAAGATGGTCGCGGCATTTTAGAAGCCGGAAGCCGTTCTAGTTATTCCAACGTACGGATACAGCGCGTTGGTCGGAGTAGCGAAGGTCGCAGGATCAGCAAGCGCTAGGTTGGACGCCTGCTGCAACACACCGATCATGGACAGGATTTGCGTAGATGGATTTTGTCCATGCACACGGCTGGTCGTCGTGTCACATGCAAATGCAAGATAGAACTTTCCAGGCGACAGCCAGAGGGGAGTACCGAGAGACACATATTGCACATTCGTAGCTCCCGACTGAGCAGTGGAAGCTGAGGCATAAAGCCTCTTCCCATTAGGCCCAAAAATTCCAACAGCAACGTTCCCGGTAGCAGTAGAGCCGTTGACCCACCACATGCGTTTCACTGGATATGGCCACGGCAAATAAATGGGAACGAACATGGACAAGTTCGCAACCCACGTCTGAACTGCCGACTGCATCGAGCCAATCGGTCGCAGCGTTCCACCCGCACTGTATTTCGACCACGATCCGATATGAGTAGGAAGCTGAGAAACTGCTGGGAAATCCATCAGACCACCGTTTGATAGTGAGCGGCAATTGCAGGCACGAACGTTCGAGTGTAGGCAGCAAAAGTCGCAGGGTTAGGGAGCGTCCCTGACGTGAGCCCTGTCTGCTCCACCACGCCTGCTGCACGAGGGCGCGGAACATTCATTGAAGCGCAGATGTAAGTAGCCGTCGTTGTTGTATTTGCCAGAGCCAAGAAGTACGTTCCCGGCATGAGGAAAGTGTCCGTGATGTCAAACGTCTGGAGAGATGAAATTCCTGCCTGAGCCGTCGGCCCGATTGATACTCTCCTGACTCCTTCCTCATCATAAATTCCAACGTCAGTGTTTCCTCCCAACGTTGCCCCGTTCATTACACTCATCTTGTAAACCTTGACTGGAATATCCAACTGGACTGGGATATAGAGCGCAAGGTTCGCAGTGCCCCATGCTGTTGAGGCGCTGAAAGCATTCGCGTTAGCCAGCGCCGACCACGCAAGCTCGCAGTGATCGGCGTCAGTCGTGGAAAGGACACCTTTCGGCCCAAAGAGTACGGGTGCTTTTGTGAAGTCGCTCATGCGAATTTCAAAAGATTCCAGGGGAAGTTTCGTCCAGTCCCCGCGATCTGCTTGAGGGTTGCTCGAACCGCACCTGAGTCAGAGAGCGCAGTTGACGCTGGAATTGAAACTTTGATTATGTCGTCGGCAGGCTGAGCATCGTAAATAGTATCGAAATACACCACGCGACGAGTGCCACCTGTCAGAACCATGATGTAGATACGCAATTCAATCGTATCTCCATCCGCCATGTTGATCGTGTCAACTTGTAATTGGTAAGTGCCAGCAGCACTCGTGTCAGCAAGCGTGTGTTCAGTGCCAACGGTCGCGGTCTGCGTTCCATGAACATCAGTGACGGCCATCTATCCTCCTAGCTTGCAACTGGGCTTGTAATGTAATCCGCGTCATCAGTCGTTACATCGTCAACTTTGTCGAACAGAGTTGTCGGGCTCCCAGGAGTCGGTGTCCACCCCGCAGCCGCGATGTCAGCGTCAGGTCGAGCCTGCTGATTCAAAAGCGAAGGGCCAGGCCAATCCGTTGCGAAGAATAGAGGATCGTCCATGTGGAGCAGGCCGCTTGACGACGGCGCGTTTGCAACGCTGTTTGTAATTCCCATCCTGACCGTACGCCAGGTCGTAATGCTCGAACCAGGAGTGACCGTCTGAGCCCCACTGTCTTCAAGAACCGTTGTGCTGTCTCCAGTGAACAATTTCACTTGAAGACCGCAGGTAGCTCCGTTGGCATCGAATTTCCATTCCAGGCGATACCTTGTGTTCTGCGTTAGCGTAGTTGCCAGTGTGAAAATCGTTGTGCCATCTGCACTCGCAATTCGAAGCTTCTCCGTTGCCTGAAGACCGATAATTCCACCAACGACTCCAGCCGAGCTACGCATCGTCAGAATGTTCATCGACTGTGTAATGTCAGCGACATCGAATTTGAAATACACACGATTGAAATGAGTCGTCAGATCGCCGTCCTGAGCTTCCAGGTAGCTCGCGCCTGCCGTGCCTCGATTTCCAAACACATAGTCCATCAGGCCATTCAGCGGCGCAGAGTTGTCGTACTGGAGAATTGCACCTGTAGCCTTGACAACATTCGCCCAAGCATCGCCCGAGCCTGAATCTGAAGTTGTCGGGGTTACACCGTTTACCCCACCTTCAGCATTGTTCTGGAATATAGCCATTAGGCTGGCACCGGCACTTTCTGTCCGTTGGTGAATGTAATTCCATTGTTCACAACATCTGCGAGGTAATAGTCGCTTGCAATTCCTCGCTGCCACGCCAGAGTGACCGGCGCTAGAACCTGATTGGGTGTGTCGGGCTTGTAAATTACACCCGAGCCATCTCCAACCTCGATGTGAGGAAGGTTAGGCGAGCCCGCTTCATTGAACCAGGAGAACAATTTCAGACGCGGATTGTTTGGAATCCAGTTCTCCAAGAAGTCTGTAACCCAAGCTGCCTTTCCAGGAGAGCCAATGTCGGGGTTGCATCCTGTCTCGCCAATTGCAAGAGGTTTGGTCGAGAGAGCAGCGCAGAAATCGTAGGTCGCCTGATGCGTGGCCGTGACCGACTGCCAGGTAGTCCCCTGCGCGTAGGCATCCCAGCCCACCCAATCGACGTACTGATCGCCGGGATACCTCGAAGTAGGATCGCCAGCGTTGATCCTATTACAACACCAGAAGAAGCTCACGTTCCCGGTATTCGTTCCTAGACCCGAGCCCGGTGTAAATCCACCCATTACATCGGCACACGCATGCCACAAGTTGCGCCAGATGGTGACGTAATCAGCCGCGCTCGTGAGCTTGCCTGATGACCAATCAAACCGCTGGCTCAAATTCATTTCCCAAAACGGCCTGAAGAGGATCGGATGCTGGACATTCTTTACAGCCTGGAACCAGTTGCCAAGCGTAGTCCAAATCGCAGTGGTTGGATTTAGAATGTTCTGCAAGCCAGCAGCAGTAGTTCCGAAGCTGTAATTCAAGAAGCAGTGTCGAGCCCGAGCATTGGTGGCCTGAACCGTTTGAAAAGCATTTGGTGGCCAGGCGTTTCCACCCGTCCCAGTGTGGACTGCTGAAATCTTCTTCCCAGCATGAGCTTCGAACAGGTCTTGGATCGGCCCTGAGCCATTCTGCGGCGGATCAGGAGGCGTACCACTGACTCCGTAAATCGAAGCATGCTGAATGTAGAACTGGGAATCAATGCGGGCTCCACTGTAAACCCGTCCCGAGGACGGACTGGGAGCATCCAATTTCAGCCGGTTGGAAACTAGCTGAGCTTCGATCTTGTTGAGTCGAGTCGCGTCACGAGGGGGCGTCCATCCTGCATTCCAAGTCGTCTTGGTGTAGGAGAGCCCTACCGCCGCTGCTACTGCCGCAATTCCATTTTCAATGTTGTTCAACGGAGAGGCGTCTGTAACGTACGGCGACCTTCCATTGATCCAGTTGGTGCGCGTGTAAGCAACACCAGCGTCAGCAGCTTGAAGAACTAGCTCGTCCTCAATTTCATTTAGTTCAACTGCTCCGAGGCCAGGTGGGTATTGCCTGTCAACCCAAGTGTGCCGAAGATAGTCAGCCATCAGTTCCAGGGAGCAGTCATTGAAGGAGGAAGAGTTTCATGTGGTGGAATTTGGTGTCTTTTCCGCTTAGCAGCGGCGAGGTACTCAGAAACTCCAAAGAGCCTCGTCATACCCGCCGCTGCCTTTGCGGAAATCCAAACCAGAAGTCTCCGGCCTAGATGTCGTTCTGCCAAAACGGAGTTACCTGGAGGGTAATTCCAGCGGCATTGATCTGAACCGTCGAGCCGTCATCGAAGTTCGCATAACCGTAAGCGACTCCCGAACCAGCCGAAGAGTTGTTCACGATTGCAAATCCAATTACGTTCGCGTTCGACCAAGCGGCAGACGACTGTGCAAACGACTCCTGTGCAGAAGTCGTCCGTCGTCCGTTACCGTTCGTCGCCGGGGCACCCCAGTCCGTATTTACAACCGACTTTCTTGCGTACGCGCCTGTACCGATTGTGGGCTCTCCACCAGCACCGCGAGTCGAGCCACCAGCCACTGTCTGATAGTCCGTAGACCAGACCGTGGTTCGGCCAGGAACCTTCGTGCCGTCGAGCGCCGTGTCCGGTGATCGAGTCTGAAATCCCGCCGTTGTAATTGCAGCGAGATACAGCGTCGTGTCGAGCGCCGGGGCACCCGAGTTGCGCGGCATGTACCCGATGAGTCGGTCAAGACCTTCATCGGTGTAATTTTCAGCCACTACTCGTCACCCCCTTCCTCATAATCGTCTGCGGGCTCGTCGTGCAGGAAGCCGTCCCCATCAGGCGATGGAAAGACTTGCTTCCCGAGTTGAATTTCACCATCGTTTTCAGCAGCCTCTTTTTCAACGATGTAGAACCCCGCCGCTGGCACAAGGTCGGGGTCATCGAAGTAAGCCACTGAATTGGACTTCAGACTTACTTTGCTTGCCATTTATCTCTCCTAACCGTCCAGATGCCAGAACGGGGTTACTCGAAGTGTAATTCCCGCTGCGTCGATGAGCGCCGGATCATTGTCATCGAAATTCGCGCAGAAGATGACTGGGCCTTGTCCCACCGTGAGCCCGACAGCGATGAAACTGCCGTTGGCCTGAGATGGATTCCATGCCCCTGTGGATTCCGCGAACGATTTCTGAACCGCCGTTCGACGCCTTCCTTGACTGACAGTTGTGGGTGAATTCCAATTGGCTCCTGTTAGTGCAACCCGACCGTATCCACCCACTCCTGCATCGGGCTCTTCGATTCCACCGTTTTCCAAAGTGTGGGATCGAGAAGGAACCGTGGTCGGAGTTTGCGACGTGAAGACGCCCACTGAGAGGGCACCCATCGGCAATCCACCGGGAATTACACTCAGAATGTAATCGAGTCCTTCGTCGGTGAAGATTTCTGCCATGGCTAGCTTCCCTCAATGAAACAATCATGTCCTATACTCCGAACCACGATTCCTTTTGAATTTCTGCCCATTTCATCCGGCCTCCTTTCTGAAATTCCCCGCCGAACTTCAATCGGATGATTAGGGCAGCGTGATTTCCTCTACCGAGTTTGCGATGTCGGCATAGAGGCCACGCCGAGTTCGCCCGACAACCTGCGCCTGCACGAGCCTGGAGATGTCCGGGTTGCCTGCGTCCACACGCAGACCGTGGTGGACAAGCTCCTTGAACCGCTGCCTCGGGAAGATGAAATAGCACTTCCCTGCGGTGACACCCGCGTAGGTGTACGTCTTCACGCCCTTGGTGATCGTGAATCCGTCGTAGTAGATGATCGTGTCCACCGGGACACGCGGAAGTGGATTTCCCTGAGCATCCCGAACCGGAGTGAGAAGCGCATCCTCAATCTGGAATCGGTTTGCTTCTGACGCCAGAATTACACTCGGCGTCCTCTGCGGGGTTGCCTGCACTGCTTCCTGATAGCCGCCCTGGAAAGTAAGCAGCGTCTTCTCCTGAAGCGTTGCGCCCGTTGCATTTGCAGGGAACTGGTTCGGTGCGGTGTAGGTGAAGGTGAGGATCGGGCTCAGATGCAGGTGGTTCAGCAGAGCGTTGTACGCTCGACCGAAAGCCCTGTTCACAAGCTCGAAGTCCCACGTCATGTCCCACTCTTCCATGTCCTCCGTCCACTCAAATCCAGCGGCGTAGGTCTGGAGCGGGATCGTGGCGGGCACACCCTTCTGCAACGTACCGAATTCCACTTCGCCGCCCTCGAACTTCTCAAGGAAGACGACATCGGCCTGAAGTGTGTTCTCACCGACCTGCACAGCACGACCAGGGAACGGCCCGTTGACCGTTTCGTAGATCGGGTTGTAGAGAAGCGGAACATCAGCCTGACCAAATTCCACGTCGATTCGGACTTTCTCGACCAAATCCATCAAGCCCTGCGACGTGGTGATCATTTCACCAATCGGCCTCTTCAGCCTGGCGACCCTCTTCTTCGCGCCAGCTTCACGAGCGTCTTGGATCATCTCGTTGATGCTGATGATCTGCGTTCCATTTACATTCGGCATTTTGGATTATCCCTCCTTTCTGAAATTAGACGACGACATCAACCGTGTTGAGCAGACGAAGCGCGGCATAGCCGTTCCCGTCCCTGACTTCTTCGATCTTGGCGACTGGGGCTCCAGCCACCGTGCTGGAAAGGTCGGTCTGACCACTCTTGAAGCCAGCGCCAGCCGTCCAGTAGACCATCGTTCCGCGAGCGCCGTTCACACCGGCAGGAACCTTGACGTACCAAATCCGCTCCGACGCGACTTCCATTGCGCCTGTGCGAATCGTGTCTCCCGCTGCAACGTCCTTCATTGCAATTCCCGTCCAACCGTCGATGCGGTAGACCTCGCCAAAGTTGATCGTGCCTGCGGGGAACGTTACGTTGATCGCTCGCCCATCAGACTTCAACTGGCCCATCTGTTTTCCTCCTTCCTGAAATTACTGGTTGTCGTTTTCGTTGTCGTCGTTTTCAAGCTCTTCGCGCTTCTTCTCCAGCGCTGCATCGACCGACTTGTACTCCTGGCCGGAATCGAGGTAAAGCTGCTCAGCAGCCTCAAGCTCTTCCATGGAATTCGCGGCAGCGATCTGCTCCTTGAAATCCTTGGAATTCATGTCCTCTGCGTCGGCAGCGTTGAGCGCTGCAACGTAGTCGGCCTTCTTGTTGCCCTCGACTTCAAGCTCGCGCTCTTCCACGAGAGCCTTCAGTTCGGCCTTGTCCATGGCGTTGTAATTCTCGCCCTGTGCCTTTTCCACAGCCGACTGGTCGGGCTGATGAGTCTCACTCGTCGCATGCGGGTTGTCTGCAAGCGGCAGCAGTGTGTTTTCGAGCGTCTTGGGGTCAGGCGATCCGAAGGCCGGTGGCCCCATTACAACAGGCTCAAGCTCCATGTCCTGATCCTCCACGATTCGGTTTGGAAACATCTTGCCCTCGGGCGGCAAGTCTGCATTGGCCATTGTTGAAATTCCCCTCCTTCCTAGACTGGGACTTCTTCGACATCGAGGTTTTCACTGGACTTGCTTCGAGTGCCAGTCTCATGCTGGCGAACTGACGGTGCGGGCCTGCGCTGGCGCTGTCCTTCATCGTCCTCTTCGCCCATTTCACCGACGAGCTTCTTGACGCTCTCGTTGCGGTCAAGAATTTCATTCACCTTGTCCTCAGCAGCCTTCTCAGCCGCCTCCTTGGAATCCACGCTCTCATCCATCTCACCGACGAGCGCGGCAACCAGATCACGGACAGGCTTGTTCTCGTCACCCTTGAGCTTCTTCTCAAGAGTGGCCTTGACGTGCGACTGAAATTCCTCACGGAGTCCAGCCTTGGCGTCGGAGATGAGCTTTGAAATTGCGTCGATGACGCTCTCACCTTCCGCGAGCCCCAGCTTTTCACGAACGGTCTTCGCTTCCTCAGCCGCAGGCTTCACGGCCTCAAGCTCCTTCTCCTGCTCTCCGACCTGCTTTGCCAACTCGGAGTCCTTCTTGCCCTGCTCTTCAATTGCAGAAGCAAGGTCAGGGTTGTATCGCCGCAGGTCAGTCTCAGTGAGTGCAGCGATGTCTTCTGGCTTCACGATACCTTCACTCCCTTCATCGTTGTCGTCAATTTCACCTTCCTGCTCTCCGGTGAGAGCCAGAACCTTGCCGACCATTCCCTCGCCGCCTTTGCGCGACCAGTCGATGGTCTGAATTTCAAAGTCCTCTACGTCATAGCCTCCTTTTCCTGTAGGAACCATCGTTGCGTCCCCACAGATGGAAACGCTGTCAACGGCACCGGAAAGCAATTCGCCACGAATGGGCTTGTCTTTCAGGTTGTAACCCTTGACCATCAGGGTTGTTTTTCCATTGCGGTTGATCGTCGTTGCACCAACCCACACCGTCTGCGGATCGGGGAAGTCTGCTCCCTTGTCGAAATCCTTTCGAAGCAGAGGGTGTCCCCTATATCCAACGGGCTCCTTGGAGCGAACCTGCTCAGCGATCTTTTCAAGAACCTTCCCAGGCCACCGTCGCTTGTTCTTCGAGGTACCTTCCTCGATTGTAATTGTTGCGAACTTGGCCTTGTGTTCATCGGGATCAGCCTGCTTGATTCGATCCAACCTGGAATTGTCCACAGGAACGACCTGCCCCGGCTCGGAGTCAAACTCACCGACCGTTGCGAAAATTTCAACTCGTTCCGTTTTCTTTTCCATTGGATTTACCGCTTGTCGAGACTTCGATTGGTTCCACGATTACGCACAAGCGTCTTGTTCTTGTTCACGGCAGGAGAACGGTCACGCTTGATCGTGGTCGGGCTCGGATGAACGATGTCGATGTGCGTGTTTGTAATTGCATCGCCGCCAGGCCCAAGGATTCCCTTGGCCGGGTCACGGCGGAACAAACGCTTCACCGACTGCTTCGTGGTGTTGGAAACGTTCTGGACAGTTCGAGCGCTCCAGACACGCGGGCTCGGACGACCAACAACACGATCCGTCTTACCACTGAGGATTCTCGGCATGCTACCTCCTTCCCAAATTCATGTTTCGACGTGGCTCCATCTGGCCGGGAGGCGTTGAGCCCTTCTGTCGGCTCGCTTCCTTCTTCGAGCCACCTTTGCGAGTACGGCCATTCTCGCTAGGCTTTGAAATTCTGAGAGTTCTTGCCATTCATCCTCCTATCGGTACGCAACGATGACGGGAGCTTTTCGAACCTCGACAACGCCACTCATCTGACGACGCCGATGGACGACTCGGGTTGCCGACTGGTTGAGCCGACGCATTTTGAAAATGTTGCCCTGGTTTTTCACTTTCGCCTTCCCCTCCTGACTCGACGCCGCCCCATTGTCGCTGCTACCTGCTTTGGATTTCGCGCTCCACGGCTAAGAGCGCCGTAGCGCTTACGCCTGAACGTCTTTTTCATTCTCACCTTGCGCGGGCGACCGACCTTCATTCGTTTGCCCCTCCTGCGCCCGCTGTGGTCGTTACAGGTGTATTTCCGTTCTGGCTCGCGCTGTCGGCCATCAGGACGACATTGCTGGCTGCATCGCGCTCTTCCTGGTTCGGATTCTTCATCGTCGCAAGGAAGGGGCGAATTTCAGCCCGGTAAGTCTCGTCTGAGATGATCCCGCGCTGCGCTGCCACTTCGAGCCCCATGACCAACATCTGGAATGCCTGAGCGAAGGTAAGCTCGTCGTCCGGCCTGACCTGCTCCCAGTGGAATTTCACCTGAACTGGCGTTTGCCGGTCGATCACGAGGGCCATTCGGCAGATCATTGAAATTGCTCGCTCGAAGTTCTTCCGCTTGCGCTTGATCTTGGCTACGAACCTGAGCGCATCAGCAGGCTTGGCTTGAATTTGTCCGGTGGATTCACGCATGAACACCCAGCCTGGAGTCTCTGAAGCAATGCAAATGCAGTCGAACAGGAACTCAAGGAGTGTCTTGGAATCACCCAGGATGGATTTGGCTTCGAGGAAACTGGCGTCCTCTCCATTTTCGCCTCCTTGGAAGAATAGAATCTCCTTCCCGCGCCATGCTACCGATCCATTGAAATTCCCATCGGCATCAATCGCGTCCGGGAAGTTGTTTCGGATGAAGGTGTCTACGTCATTCAGCTTGAATTTCACCTTCGGAATCGAATGGTACTGGTGAGCATGGAGAGATTGGTTCATTACATCGTGAAATGCAGCGATGAACGGGAAAACCGTTTCCAAATCGCTCTGTCCTCGACCGCCGACTGCATCCCACTCGTTGAAAACCTCCAGAAGAGGCACAAATCCATCGAGATTGGGCGCTCCCCATGAATCGAGCCATTCACCAGCCGTGTGATCGTAATATTCGTACCGATCCGGCGTGATTACTTCTGAAATTTCGTGAACTGTCTCCGTTGGCTCGTTCCACGGCTGATCTATGGGCTGAATGTCGGTGTCAAGCATTGGAATTTGGAACTTGACCACTGCTTGGTCAATGACATCGCCCTGTTGCGGGTTGTAATAGATGCGTACGTTCTCTGGAGCGATGATTTCGAGCCGTGTACGCCCAATTTCAGCCGCACCGTAGAGCGGATTGGTCAAATAGTCCGGCTGAGTGATCCTGATGACCGTTTTGGAATCCCGGCAGGCATCCCTGAGCATCGCCTGTAGCTCTTCGGCCCAATAGGTCTGGATGCAGTCGTTGAGAAAGTCGTCCCGCTCGGCATCATCGGTCGCTACACGCGGAATTCCAATGAATTCAACCTCTGCGTCGATGATCGGCTTGCAGAAGGACGCGCCAAGCGCGTAGCTTTCGTTGGAATTCTCGTAAAGCTCCCTGGCCAAGTCCATGTCCACGATGTCGCCAGAGTCACGACCACCCAAATTCCAGAATTTCCACGAGAAACCACGACGGAGCAAGGTGGTTACTTGCTCCCCGATGCGACGGATGAAATTGAATTTACGCATTTCCCCTCAGCATGTCCTCGATCTTCTGAATTCCCTTGCTCGCTTCGTCGTAGACTTCAGGAGAAGCGCCGATGAGCTTGTCTCGCAGGTCGTTGCCTTCCTTGTCCGTGACGCGATGCTCGACAACCTTCTTGGAATCGCCTGTGGACTCTTCGCGGCGGCTCTTTGGAATTCCACCACGGTCGAGAATCTGCTCAACAGCCCATTGTCGATGTCGTGGATCGGCAGAAGTGAGAGAAGAGCCCAGTTCTTTTACGGCTTCGATGGTCAGCGTTTCCAAAAGCTGCTTCGCTGCCGTTGAAATTGCTTTGATCCCGTTCTCGTACTGCTTCTGAACCTTGGGCTCCTTGAACCAGGCTCGAATCGTTGACTTGCGCTCGCCTAGAGCTTCAGCGATCTGAGTCGGTGTGAACGTAGCGATTTTCAAAATCACCGCCATCTGCTGCTTGTGGGCAATTTCAGTTGGAGTTTTCGCTTCATCGAGCCGGGTGAAAGTGCCGCGCTTGATCTTCTGATTGGTGACTTCACTCTTGATGCTTCGTCTACCCAACGCTCATCACACTCCCTGACCTGTCAAACGCCTGTAGGACGTTCGCTGGAATTTCAAGAGATGGTTTCTTGTACGTTGCGATCAGTTCGAACATATCCGCGTGGTGCCAGTGGTCTGGATTTCTCGTTTTCAGCCACTTGGCAACGATCCGGCCTTGTGTGTCCTCTTCCTCGACGCGAACCTGCTCCATCATCTGCGCGTAATAGCCGTTGTACGGCATCTGCGGCAGAAGCTCGCCAATTTCACGAGCGGTACTGGGGAGAATTACATCTCCCTCCATGTACTGCTTGATGACCTGATCGAACGCCATCGTCCTGTCGATGATGACCTTGCCAGCCTCGCCGTACTGAAGAGTTTCGAAGTGCGCGATGACTGCCGTGTTCGGACGGTGCATTTCAAATCCAAGCCAAACCTTGCCGTGATACTTCAGCGCCAAGTCACGAGCAGCCCGCTTTTCAGGATGCGCGTCAATGACACACATGAACTGCGTAAGCGATTCCAAATACTTGTCGAGTTCGCCCCACTCGTTGAAGATTTGGAATTTCCAGGCCACCCGGCGTCCGAAACGATCAAGGTACGAGGACTTGCAATGAATGACGGTTCCGACATCAACACCGACAAAAATTGAGCCATTTGGAATTCCTCCTAGCTTGTGCCCGCCCACAATGCACTTATCGAGGATTTCAGCCGTTAGCTGATCCCCTGGAGCTACATACGGCTTTCCTAGAGCCCCGTTGAAGAAGGTTCGCAGAATACGAGCGTCCTTTTGTCCCTTGTACCAGCCCTCGAGAATTTCAACTAGCGGCATGGTCGGGGAATTGAACTGATTGATGTGGTAGCCCCTCAGCGATCCATTGAGATTCTGAGGAACCCACCTTCCAGTTGAATTTGCAGACGCCCGCTCGTGATCTTCGAATGGCCGGTGACAGAACTGGCACCGAATGATTGATTCGTCGGCTGTATCTGCCAGGATGACGTGGGAATCAAATTCCAAGACCTGATAACGCGAGCATCCTGGACATGAAATTTCCCACTTATGCTGGTCACTTGCATACCAAGCATCTTCAGCATCGACGCCATGGCCTGGTACGGTCGGTGTGGAAAGTTCGGTGAGGATTCGAATTTCAGAGCCCGACATTCTTTTCTTGGCTTCCTCAAGATTCTTCTCCACCATCCTGTCTCGTTCGTCCCACACCTGGACATCGACTGGAATTTCCTGAAGCTCGCTGTCGATGTTGGTGCCTCTGATGTAGAGAGCAATTGCATCTTTCGTCTGCTTGTGCAATCGGTTGTCTACCGACGCGAAATGAGCGCTCAGTTCCGAGTTCGAGTCGATGATCGGATCAATGCGCCTCTGGACGAATGGAATTGCCCCTGTTTTGAGCGGCAGCAGGTACAGATGATTCCACTTCCGCTCTTTCATCCAGTGGAGTGTCCTCACCAGGAATGAAATTGTGAAGGACATCTGAGCCGCCTTTGGAATTACCATGTGACGGCTGTTGTCCCTCATCACCTGGGAGACATACTCGCGGCCCTTCAGACTGAAATTACGACCATCTACCTTCAATCCCATTTCAAGAGCCCATGTGTCCGGGTGTAAGAGCCCCTTCAGAGCCGCGAAGTCCTCCCCGCCTTGGGGGTCTGCATTTGGCTTGGATGCTGGGATCGGAAGCTTCTTACGGGCCATTGAAAAAGGACGGGATTTGCCCGTCCATTGGATTGTAGCCCAGTATTTGAATTCCCCTAAACAGTGAGGGCCGGTTGCCCGGCCCTCGACTGCCCGATTACCACTCCCCGAAAGGAGCTTCGATCCGGTTATATCACGCGGCGTCCTGCTTCTCACGCCTACGTTCTGCCTCTTCGTCCGTCAAGGTGTAATAGAACTCGTGCGCTCTCTTTGGAATTCTTTCTTCCTCTCCACGGAAAGCTGAGCCCCGGCGGATGGATTTGGCATGGCGAACCTCGTTATTGGCCCGAACTTCAGCCAGCACTTTGAAAATGCGCTGAGCCGTCCTCTTACGGACGACTCGTTGGGATTTGAAACGGACGTTGAAATTGGGATGGAACTCACACCGTCTAGCTGCCTCAGTGGGGCCAAGCCTACGAACCAATTCCAACCAGGCGAACTGAACCTTGCCTGCCGGGATGAATCCACTTTGCCCATTCCAATTCGACGCTTTGCGAGCCCGGTAGTTTCCATCGCGGCACTGATGAAAGGGCTTGCCCGCTCTCCAACCGTTTTTGTGAAAGTTGAAATTGGTCAGAGGGACGTAAGCTCCATTGTGGAGTGGGCAGTTGCAACGCTTTTCCAATCCACGCTTTCCTTGACGCAAAGGCATTTTGCGTTTTCCACCCAACCCGGCTTCCTTCTTCGTCAACCACGGACGATCAGCAAACTGCGAAAAGATTCCAGCCCGCTCAAGAATGTCGTCTGAAATCCACTTTGTCTGACGCCGGATGATCTGATCGAGAGTATCGAATGAAATTCGTGTCTCCCGAGAGAAAGCTGACATACTCGGTTGGCACTGATCCTTTAGCGCCTGACGAATTACATCATCAACTCTCGTGAACTTCGCTCCAGGCTTGGTTCCTTTAGGCACTGAACCTTCCGCCCTTCTTGTAAATGGAATTCACCTTCTGACGAGTTGTATTTCCTTCCCCATGTTCTTCAGCGCGTTCGAGGAATATCCTGCGTCCCTCTTCGAGCCCGTACCGCCGTGTAATTCGACGGTAGGCTTTCTGAGCCCCCTTCGTCTGCGCTGAAATTTTGAAGGGAAGAGTCATCCGAACAGATCGTTTTGAGGGCGTGCGGTAGGCCAGGGCTTTCCCGCTCCGTCTTCCGCTTTCCGCTCCGAAGAAGTCTGAGTTGCTTGGATGGCTCGCAACTGATCCTCTACTTCGTCGGTGCTCCAGTCTTCGGCGTAGAGCTTTGCCCGTATCCAGTCCAGCAACTTTCGCTCTCGCGCTTCGGCCTTGGCGAGGGCGTCCTCCGCAACTTCACGCGGCACGACCTCGACTTGGTACTCAGAGCCAGACATACCACGGCGCATGATGTGGTCTGTCCACGGCCACCGCGATTCCGCTTCCTGCTCGGCCTTCCGCAGTTCTTCGGCACGGCGAAACTCGCCTACAGAATCAAGCTTTCGCGCTTCCGCTTCCTGCTCTGGAATTTCACTCACAGGATCATGCTCCTTGTCATTGAAATATGGGAAATGCGACACAGAGCCCGATCCAAAGCGTGAAAAGAAATCCTCAGCCCAGGTTTTCATGGAATGTGATTCCAAGTCACGTTGCCGTCGCAGTTGGTGATGGAATCATGCTCACCGGAGGAATCGTCCCAATCTCCACGGCAAACAATGTCAACATCGTTGCCGCCGTTTATCAGATCGCCCACATGACCATCGGCGTCGTAGAGCTTGTCATTTCCACTTCCACCTACGAGAGTGTCGTTTCCTTCGCCGCCATGCAATTCGTCGTCGTGCTGTCCACCCTCGATGAAATCGTTGCCGTCATCGCCTTCTTCGTAATCAGCACCGTCCCAACCGCTCAGACCATCGGCAGCGGCTCGTGCATCGAGTACGTCATTGCCACCCCACCCGTACATATCCTGCTGACCGCTCGTGCCCGTCATTACATCGTCGCCGCCAGTTCCGTCACACGCCATGGTGGTGCTGGTCGGACATGAAATGTTCACGGCTGATGCCATGGTCGGCACAGCCAGGACTGCAATTGCTGAGATGAACAGAAAGATGATCAGTCTACGCATTCTTCCTCCTTGTGTTTTGAAATTACCTGACCGATTTCACGGAGCAGGGAATGAACCCGCTCCGCTTTCTCTCTCGGGATGCCCTCGGGTGGATAAGCGAACATGACTTGGATTTCCACCCCCTCAAAAAGATGGTAAACGTCCCACCCGACTCCATGGAGATTCCCACTTGGCCCGATCCAGTCGTTGAGAGGGGGAAATGTAATTCCACCCGTCTTTGAAATTACTTTTTCTTCCGGGAGCGCTTGATCTTGTTGAAGTGGTGTTTCCGAGCCCACTTCGGCCCCTTCACTGCGAAAGCCCATCTCTGCTGCCTTCGACTCTTCGCTGGCATCCATATAACTCCTTCCCGCCCTGTCGGTTTGAAATTAGAGGGGGTAGCCACCTGCATTCGGGCAGAGCCTAGGTGCCGTACTAGGTGGAGCTACCCCCTGTCCAACCGCCCTGTCCTCAGGAAGTCTAGCCGGGTTCGGTTTTCTCGTCAAGGTCGATTCTGAGAGCTTTCCACTGCAAGTTTATGTTGATCCGCTTTGCATGCTCTAGCTCGATCAGAACGAAGCGCGTTTTGCATTTCGAGCAATAAATCCCCGTCGAGTCTCTTCCGCAGTAACCACCGCAGAGATTACAACGGAGGGGATAGAAGAGAATTTCATTCGGCATAATAAATGCCCGTCACGGAGTTGCACTCCTACGGGCTCTAGGTTCCTAACGAAACCCAGCGTACGCGCCTCGCCTCGGGAAGTCTACCAGCTAGAACCAGTGAGGCGGCTTCTTCCCCTGCGCCACCTGTCCGGTCGTCGGCTTGAACCAATGCGGTGGCTTCTTCCCCTGCGAGCTTTTCACAGACCCACCGAACGCAGAGAAGGCCGTCACCGCAATTACAGCGACGAGCGCAAGAAACAACGCGAGCTTCAGCTTCAGCATTTATTCACCCCCTTCCTCGAATTTCATTTCATCTAGCGATGTGTTCCATCGCTGCCGCAACCCTTGAAGGTCAGTATCAGCCTGTTGGATTTCACAAGCGAGCTTTTCCAGAGCCTCGATGCTCGCAAGCAGGCTGGTTGGTTTGAAATCGAGCTTGGGAGGGTTCTTGAGAACTCGACCCTCTCTGCGGGGAAGCTCTTTGGCAGGAGAGGTTGGAATTCTCCGCGAAAACGACAACTTGTGAGTTTTACAGAAATACTCCATCTCGCCGTTGTAACGGTTCCGCTTCTGAAATTCAGGAGCCAGGTTGCATCCGCCAGCGAAGTCACACTTGATAGCGGGCTCGGGCTCACTTTTCAATCCGTTCCCATGCGCCGGGTCTTCCTCTCGAAGTTTCCGATCCAGGTCTTCGATTTCCTCTGGATCGACTCCAGCCTTTCTCAGTACGCGCTCAGATTCAGGATGCAACTTTCTACCTCCCCAATGTCGGTGATCGTACAGATTGATGAAATTGGACTTCTTGACAGATGGCTTGTGGAAACCACAGAAGTCGCTGTTAGGGGTTCTAAGCTCCCAACAACCTCGGGTAGAGCAATAGTCCTCGGGAGAGTCAATCATCCGCTGAGGAACGATCCTAGAGCCTGCTGGCATGTTCATCGAACTCGAACCCAACGAGTGACCTTGAAGATGTGCCGAATGCGCCGGTCATCAGGTTCTCGCATTGGATTTCTCCACCAAAGCAACCTGTGGTAAAGACGCTCGGGCCAAACCCTTACCCCGCAGTGATTACAGCGGTAGACATTCCACCCGATCCGTCGAGTGCGTCCACAACACACTGGAGCCCTGAAAGGCAGAGAAGGCTTCCTCCAGCACTCCACAAGCCTCTCAGCGCCTCTCACGTTGGTCAAATAGCTCGTATCGGCCATCTTCATGGGCAGCAGCATTGCAGACGCTCCTAGACCTGTCAAGTGGCGAATTTCAACTATGGGAATTTTGACCCATAATAGGTCTATGTGCCCCCGCAACCATCACCCCGGTACATCGTCCTGAAAAGTATCCGGTCAGCCCGGTTGTAATTCGCCGCTTACCTTGTGCTAGAACCCGTTGGATTTCAGCCCTGGCAACACGAGAACTACTGGCCACTGGAATTGGATTTCAGGGACATCTTTTTTCAGTCTGGTGGTGTGTGTGATTGGCCCGTCAGATCGGTGTCGTTTCCCCTCTCTTGCATGGTGTCTAATCCCCCTCTCTTACCCTCTCTGTTGAGTGAGATGATCCCTCCGACCGCGGGTTGGGAATCGTTGTAATTGAGTGCCTGCTATTCCATGGCCACTAGAGCGCTCTATTCCATGCTTCCATCCATGGGCTGAAATAGGGCTTGGAAGTGTCCCCCTCGCGCGCGCGTGAGACGCTGCTCTAGGTGGGCGTTGAAATTCCCCTCTTTCTCACGGCGCTCTAGGCGTCCGTATGGCGTACCTGAAACCCTCCAGGGGATTCCCTCCAACATCGTCCTAGCAGGCGCTTAGAAAGCCTCTCACGGCGTCCTAGGGCTTTCTCCAGGCGTATCCCCTCGCTGACCTGCTTTCCCTCGTTCGAGGGATCAGGGTTTCAGTTCATCGGCCGATTGGAATTCCAAGCCTTCCGCGTGAATCCGATGGATTTGCTATGATCAGGGCTGTTTCACCTGTTCTTTGAAAACTGAATCCGTTTCGCCCGGCCGATTTCGGCCGAACTGCGTTTGTGAAGTAGCGGGCTGAGTGCCGATGGATTTCGGCGCAAGCTGGCGCAAGCTAGATTCCCACTTCAAGCTTCTGAAATTCTCCAAGGTCGGAGGGTTGTCAGAGTGAATAGAAGACTTGCGGGATACACCGAATTTCACTTCAGCGCTGAAACGGATTCGCGCTCTTTGAAATCCAAATAGCTTTCTAGGTTCAGTCAAACCCTGTTGGGTCAATCATCCGACTCAAAGGGGATTCAAGTGAAAAGCAATCCGTATCGGATTGGTACTAAGCGGTTTGAAATTGCTGCGAAGCTGATTGCTGGCATCTCAGCCCGCGAGACTTATCTCGCGTTTCGGCCGTATGTACTTGATCAGACTGAACCGTTCATCTTCCGCGCAAACGTGGGAGGCTCACGGAGGGCAAAGGCAATCCATGATCAGATTCGTGAACTGCGATTCGAAGTCAACCGTGTCGCAGCGAAGCTGGAGATTGATGATTTCCTGACTGATGATTTGGAAGAGTCTTTCGAAGAAATTCACGAGACTCAAGCCGAAGAAAAGGAAATGCCCTCCGATGGGAAAAGAGGATCAGCCGAGTGGATCAAAGCGGAAAAAGCTTTTTTCTTGCGTGAAATTCGGCGCATTCGAGCTTGGTGCGAAGAAAGAGCCAAGCTTGCTGATCCTGTTGACCACATTTCAATGCGACCAGTGACAATGGCCAAGCGTGGAATTCCAGTCGGGATTCCCGCTCGCGCTCTTCTCCATGCAATGGCCATGCACTGGAGCGATGAAACGCGGAGGGAAGCTGGAATCCAGGCGTTTGACTTTGAGGCGCTTTCGCAAGAGGAACTGAAAGCCCGCAAACTGGACGGTAAGGGATTCCATAAGCTGATGGGTTACGTTCTCCTGTTGGCTGAAGCAAGAATTCCAATTCAGCTAGTCGGGCCCGCT